GAATAAAATTAAAAAACAATAAAGAACGAGGTAAAAAAATATCAGCAACTAATAAAGGTAGATTAAGTCCTATTAAAGGGAAAAAATTATCTGAAGGACATAAAGCTAAAATAAAAGCCAAGCGAGGACATTTATTAGGCAGAAAAAACACTTGGCAGGTGACACCTGTTTTACAATTTGATAAACAAGGTAATTTTATTAAAGAATGGAATTCACAAAGTGAAGCACAATTATTTTTTAATAAACCTAGTAGTGATGGAATAGGAGCTGTATGTAGAGGAAAACAAAAAACCGCTTATAATTATATTTGGAAATTTAAAAATTAATATTATGTTGACAATTAAGTATTTCACAAGCACTTGGTGTGGACCTTGTAAAATGTTTGGACCAACGTTTGATAAAGCAGTACTGGAAACAGGAGTTAATTATCAAAAAGTAGATGTTGATTCAAATAAAGATTTAGCATTACAATATGGAGTTATGAGTGTCCCTACACTTATATTTGAACGTGATGGAGTTGTGGTCAATAGAAGAACTGGGGTGTGTTCTTATAATGAATTGGTCACAATGATTAATCGATTGTGATTGATTGACCCGGGTTCTCATGTTAAATTTAATTATAAATAAAAATTAAAAAATATGGGAAGACACGTAAATTACGCAGATGAGCAAGACAGGTGGTTAAACAAAGCTGAAAAACTTAACCGTAAAGGTAAAAAACATCAGCGATTAGAAGACAAAGATCCAAGTAATCTTACTTTAGCTGAACAATTGGAATTGGAACGTCGTAGAATTAAAGCAGCTAGACAACAAAAAGAAGAACAAGTTATGGTTCCTAAGAAAGAAGAAATTAGGATTAGCCATTATCGACCCAAATAAGGATTTTATATTTAGGTATAAATAAAAATAAAAGTTATGAAACAAGTATTTAATGAGCTGTCCATGGCGGACATCAAGAAAACCGCTCCGAGTGTTTTCCAAACAAACCAAAAAGGTAATCTCAGTAAACATTACGTACACATCCCCACCGACAAGGTAATTAATGACATGATTCAATTAGGTTGGAAACCATGTCAAGCGGTTGAAATCAAAGCTCGTAAAAAGAACACAATTGGTTATCAACGCCACATGATTAAGTTTTTTAATCCAAGTATTGAAATCACTGGTTCAAATGGTGATAATGTTTACCCACAAATATTACTTACAAATAGCCATGACGGGTTGAGTTCATTTAAATTCCAAATTGGATTATTCAGATTGGTATGTTCAAATGGATTAGTTGTTATGGATCAAAACTATGGTGATTTTAAATTACGCCATATGGGTTATACATTTGCTGAACTACAACAAAAAGTATCTGATGCTGTAGCGGCGTTTCCAGGTTTGGTTAAGAAAATTAATGAGTTTCAAAATATTGAATTGAGTGATTGGCAAGTGAAAAAATTCGCTAAAGGTGCTGCACTGGTTCGTTTTGGTGAAAACGTTAAGGTTGATATTGATGAACTAATTAAAGTTGAACGTAATGAAGATGCTGGTAACAGTTTATGGGCTGTATTCAATCGAGTTCAAGAAAAATTGATTGGTGGTAATTGTTCATATACAATGGGTGCTAGGGTTCGTAAAGCTAGAGCAATTAAAAACTTTAGCATGGACTTAAAAATCAATGAAGCGCTTTGGACATTAGCTGAGGAGTACGTTAAATAGTACTCCCAGCTTTAAAATATTTATAACAAAATGCCATGGCCAAAGTATTTGAATTCAAATCAGTTGGTGACCTTAAATTAAAGGTTGAAGGCAAAGATTTATATATATCTATAGAAGTATATACTCAAATCAAAAAGGCATTTTATGATAAAAGAAATAGAAAAAAGGTAACTGCGTTTTCAGCCAAAGTAGGTAATCATGATATTATTGATTTTGTGTTGGAGCGTGACCAATGGAGAACATCATTAAACACATGTTTAGATGTTTTTGTTAAAAATGAAATGTATGAAGAATGTGCTGTAATTAGAGATATGTTAAATGGATTATAATATGTTAACTAGGGATGACATAACAAGATCAAATGCTATTAAAATATTTAACTGGTGTAAAAAACAGTTTGGTGTTAGTCCTATAAATGGTTCATATCCTAAGTTAGTGTTTCATAAAAAAGCTCAATATGCTGGTTTTTATGATCCATGGAAAAATGAAATACATGTTTGTAAAAAACATCATAGAACAATTTTAGGTTTCATATCAACTATTATTCATGAGTTTGTACATTACAGGTATCACAGTATTAAAAAACAATATCAAAAACTAGATAAAATTTATACTTATAAATCACATCCAATGGAACGAGAGGCAAATAAGTTGGAAAGAAAGTATAAATGGGTTTGTTATTATGATTGTTTCTCACCAAACGATTTATTTAAAAATATTTAAGATTTCATACTTTTAATTTTTATTTATCGCCCTGATGTTTCTACATCGGGGCTTTTTTAACCTTGATTAACTAATTATGTTTAATTAAATATTTATAACATGAATATCGATTACACAACTAGAGAAATTATTAGTAAGTATGTTAATGAATATGTTCCTGAAGGTATTCATGAACAATATCATGTTGATTGTAGAGAACATACAGAACGAATAATTGAGGCAATGATTGAAAATAATGTGATTGATAATGAAGAAACAACAATTGAAGCAGTTTGCTTATGTTGGAATGAGTTTATGTATAAAAAGTTTAGTTTACTAAACTAATTTTTAACGAAACAACCCTTATATGGACCGATGCACAACCCATTTGAAAAATTTGCAGACAAGATGCTGCATCGTGATAAGAAGGGACAAGACCTTAAAAAATACTCTATTGACTTAAGTGGTGTATTAGGAGAAGGAATTGATAATAAAGAATTACAACATAACGAAAATAGAAAGTTAGTTGGTGTAACTAAAACATGTTTGATGAATAAATTACATTTCTGGATTAATAAAAAAACTGGAGATCACTCATCACGTATTTCTTATTTAGAACGTGACATAAAACAAGCCGCATATATTTGTGATCAAATTAACCAGGATAAATACACAAAAGACGACATAACAAAGTTACGTAATATCCTACAAAAACATAATTGTTTATAGAACGTTGATAATTAACGTCCTATAGAACGTTGAAAATCAACGTCTTATAACGTGAAATTCGTGGAAAATCCGTGAGGATGACCACGACTCTCATGCTATCTTTATTATATAAGAAAGTAAGTAAGAAAATGGGAAGAAAGAAAAAACAAATGACCGCAACTGAGATGTTAAATTTAAATATAAATAAAAACACAAGTATGAATACAGGTAAAAGAAGAGGTAGACCACGTAAAAATCAGGTTATGGAGTATCAAGTATCTGTTCCTGCTAAAATTGACTTTGAAATTGTTAAGTTGAATGATTTAGATATTGATCCAAGAATGATGGATACAATGAAGAGTGGTATGATTGTTGATGACCTGATTTCACACGAAGGTGGTATACCATGTGCAACTAATATTATGTGTATAGGTGACCCAGGAGTAGGTAAAACAACTGTGTTACTAGATATTTTAGCTGGTGTTCAGAATCGTGGACGTAAGTGTTTGTTTATATCAGGTGAAATGGGTAAAAAACAAATGTTCAAATACACACAACGTTTCCCACAATTTGGTTCTGTTCAAACATTGTTCATGAGTGATTATTTAGAGCATAACACAAAAGATGTTATTGAAGGTGTTATGAACATGGGTTGGGATTTGATTTTGATTGACTCAATTGCTGAAATTATTGAAGGTGTTCGTGACGACAATAAATGGGATCGTAAGCAAGCTGAATCATGGTTGGTTGATTTGTGTGTTAAGAATAATAAAGGTGAAAATAAGAAAGACGCTTACACATCGTTTTTGTTGATTCAACAAGTTACTAAATCAGGTGAGTTTGTAGGTTCAAATAAATTGAAACATATGACGGATGCAATGATGGAGATGAGACGCGAATCAGAAAGAGATGGTGGTGGAACATATATGAACTTT